AACCCCTTCCATTCCACCGCGTACTCGCCCTCCTGAGGGGCTGTGAGCGCCTTGACACTTATGAGCCTATCAATCAGCGGGCGTAGTATCAGCGGCTCGGCAAACTGCTCCTGACGCTCTGAGACACGGCCTAGCCAGTTCGCCTCGTCCTGCGTTGAGGCCAAGTTACCGCGCTCACTCCCTAGCAGAATCCTCTTCGGTATTCCGGTCTTCCCAGATATGAGCGAGATAAGCACCTCGAACATCTTCGACGGGTCCATCGGCTGTCCCTTGATCTCATCCCAGTCTAGCCCCTCTGTCGCGATCAGCCGCTGTAATCCGTGAATGTATTCCTGCCACTGCTCCTTTGCTGCCTCAAGTCCAGGGTCGTCAATCTCATAGTCCTTCTTCGGCCCGATCGTATATCCGGGCACCGCCGTCTGCCAGAATCCCTCGGCCGAACTTCCCACCACCTTGTCAATATCTTGCAGATAGTTGTACACCTTCTGTAGTCTGGGCTCCCCGTATATCTCATTCTCAAGCAACCCCTCCGCTACGTGGATCACCCGTGACCAATGCACCGTCTCATCTGTGAGGGACTTCTTTATCCCCGATCCGATATCCCCGCTAAGATCCATCGAATACGTCAGCGGATGACCAAAGCGGGCGTCGTTCGTATCCGTCACAAACGTCTTGATTTTCGCGTAGACCTCGCCGAACGACGATAGGAAGATGATGTCCGCTGCGCTATCCGCCTCTAGTTGAGTATCAAGCTCGCCTTCCTTCGATCCGATCAACAGCACGCCATACCTTCCAATCCCGGCAAGACGGTCGACTCGCTCCATGTAGTGATAGATCTTGAGACGCTTTCGCAAGGACTCCCACTCGCGCATGAAGTCAGACTTACCCTCAGACCCGTCCGTGATCTCAGGCGGCTTTCGCCACGTCGTCTTAGCAGGTGCATCAACGATGTTCGACGCAAGACCGCGACGATCATACATGCTCTTGTAATCATCGGCCGACGGGTCTTTCGTATATCCGCACACGGCGTCGATGTTGCGATCACCGCCAAACTGCATCCCAGCAAGCATCGATAAGGCCGCCCGCTCTTGCACTACGTTGGTTGCTAACTTGGACTTTCCTTTCGCGTTTGCCATGATTACTCCTTCTGATACTGCCTAAGCCAGCGCTCGAATTGTCGGCGCGTGTTATTCTTGTGCCCGTACTCATGGTGGAAGTCATCGTCGCAATCCTTGCACAGCGTCACACCGTTGTCTAGCCTCGTTCTGAGTTGGGGGTAGTTGTCATACGCATCTACGTGGTGAGCCACATACTGTCCGGCCTCTGGATCTTGAACACCGCACCGCTGGCACTTACGGCCATCCCTTGCGAGTACCGCGCTGACCCACTCCGCATATACGGGAATCCGCTCATCACCCTTTGGCTTGGGAGTCACTTCCCTCTTGAGGCATCCACACGACTTCGTGTTCCCCGACACTAAACTATTCGACGGGACATCTATCTCATTCCCGCAATCACATAGACAGTGCCACACCACCCGGCTTTGCACTCGTTTGTCCGTAGCGAACATCGCTGTTAAGTGTCCGAACTTCTGACCAGTCAAATCTCGTGCCTTCGCCATGCTACCTCCTACAGATAAGGGAACGTTCCTAGAATCATCGGCCTCGTTTGATCGTCCACGTATATGATGATACCTTGTTGCCCTTGCTCGTTTACTACAGGTTTCAGTGCTACGATGTGCGTCTTACATGAAAGGAAAGGACCGCTCTCATCGTCAACGAGTTCGATGTGCTCACTGGCCTCAAGCTCATCATCATCGTGACCACGGACCAACCAGAAGAAGGACGCTTGCGGGCTATCCTTTCCTGCCAGTGCCTTTCCCTGCACCCTTTCCTGTTCCATGTCCCTTACCGCCCTTGCTGCATCCACCCGTGTTAGCTCCCCTGCGTCCGCCGCCCGGTTGCCCTTTGCCGCCGCCCTGCCCGCTCTTAACTGGTCTCTGCGCCATGCTTATCACCCTCCGCCACTATACCACCTTTTCTCCTCGAAACAAACCCGCGTGGCTCCGATGCGCGGCCCCGGTTACTGCGTGCTAGGCTCCTCTCGAAAGTTACGATTAGGATCTGCTAATGCCACACAATCTTCTTCTGCGGGAATCAATCGCGCCACTTTCATCAACTATTCCCTGTTTCTCACTGTTCGCTCCTGTTGCAGGATAAGTGCGGTTTGCACGTACAGTCGAGTACCGCAGCCGCCTCTCTCATTATACCTCAAAACGCTCGCGCTTTCTTCTTGCCCTTCTTGATCATCAACGCAGTCGCAGCCCACACCATCGCATCCATCCTATCCGGCGAGAATCCCATCTCCTTCTTGGTCTTCCCTTGCTCCCACGAGCACATCTGATCCTCAAGCTCGGGGAATACCCCGCAATGGAAACACCTCTTTTGCTCATACAGCGCCTCTATCGGCTCTGCTCTCACTGCCTTCTTGCGCGTAGCCCACACCTTTTGATAGCTCACATTCTTGTCAGCCGTCCGCAGGGTAGCCTCCACCATATCACCGCCGTTGTTCACCTCTGCCACTACGCAGTCCGCTTGCCATTCATCGTATGCCTCGATCACCTTGTTTGCCCACGCATTCGGAGAATAACGGTCGCTAAGATCCTCTAGCACAATAAACCTGTCACCGGACTTACCCGCGACGATGATCCCCGTTTCGTCTGACTTCTCACCAGAGGTTGTCGCAGGATCTACGCCGATCACTATCCTATCCATCACGGGCGGCTGAGACAGCCTTAGAATATCATCCTCCGACCATAGCGCCCCTTCTACCGAGCTACGCCACAAGCCCAAAAGAAACCGCTCTCGCTTCCTCCTAGACAGCCCTCCAAGGATCGTCTCGATATACCCGTCCGGAAGGTTCTCTTTATTGTCGATCGGGTTCATCAACAAGGACGCATACTGTTCGGGGTGCTCATATGGCTGCTTCTCTTCTGGCTCGATACCGTCTAGGAACATCTCATGGAGCCAGTGCTTCTTGTTTGGGGGATTACAGTCGTAGTATGCCTTGTTGACCAATCCAGAATTTTCAGCAAGCCGTGAGAGGGCGGTCTGAGTTGAGTCGTATGTAAGCTGTGAACATTCATTGAAGAAAATGGTCGAGTACTCAGTACCAAGTACCTTCTCAGTGCGGCTCTTGTCATCAAGGCCGCCAATCCATATTTCAGAGCCATTAGGAAACTCAACGTAGTAGTCGCTACGATTCCACTTCACGGAAAGATGCGGGCAGGCTAATTCAATCACCTTTGGCAGAGTGTCGTGCCAGACGGATGTTTTCACGTGGTTGAAGTGGAGTCTCAATACTAGGTGGCGTGACTTGTGCTTGAGGGCGCGAACGATTATCGCATAGAGAAGCATGAAGGTCTTACCTGATCGAGACCCCCCATACAAAAGAATGCTAAGGGCTTCCCCTTTGAGAAGCCTGATAGCCTCGTGTTCCTTTGCAGTTTTCTTAAAGCTCTTTGTCTTCTCTGTCAAAGTGGACAACGTAATCTGTCTCCCCCCCGCCTTCCCCAACGATCAATCTATCCTGCCGCCATAGAGCGTGAATGATCTTCATCGCCTCACCTAGCGTATCTGGAGCAGCCGCGAGCTTTGCCTTGATCGCATCGAATGCTTGCTTCTCGATCATCCGATTGATCTTCAGCTTCTCAAGGTCTGGGCGAACGAATTCCTCAAGATCGGGCTGATTCGTTTCATCTGTTGCGTGGCTACTTTCGCGCTCTTGATTCCAGCGATCGCGTGTATCTGATTTGATCTGCTTTTCAAGCGCCTCCCAACCATGAAAGCCACAGTCGCAATCAAAGCCAGGGCGTGACCATCTCATGAGGGTAGCTTGCGACGGCATTCCCCGCTCATGTGATACCGCGTAGAACGATCCTAGCTCACGGTACAACTCGAACGCACGTTTATGAGATGCCTTCTTATACTTGGTCTTCTTCGCCATCTTCCACCCTCTCTTCCCACATCACGCACCCGAAATCATCCGACACGGACAACCAGCCGCTCCATGTATCCCCATCATACGCTCGCCCTGTGTCCACTTCATCTACCTATCTCCTTATATC